CTGCGTTGGTGCCGAAGATCATCATGCATGGATCGTCAATCGATGTCGGGAATGGTACCAGGAGATTCTCGTCATCGATGGCATGGACCACGGTGTTGGGACTGAAGTCCATCTGCTCGGTGCCTGGTCGATATGACATCGGACCCAGGCGCTCGGGCGTGAAGTTCTCCATGGTCTCGCAGCTGTTGTCTATCCTGGTGACATCCTCCCGCGCAAAGGCGTCCTTCGACACCTCACCACGGTTGAATTTATTGAATAGCCCCTTGCCAATACTCGAGGCCATTATGGACGATCTCTATTGATGTTCCCGCGGTAGAGGCGTGAGCGGCTCCAGCTGCCCAGTGCCAGGCGTTTCGGCACACCGTTGATGGCGTTGGTGCTCATGGCCTCACGGCGCCGAGCTGTGTACTGAGCAATCGCATGCTCCTTGTTGCCACCAGGTATGTTTGCATCGATGGCCATCCTGGCTGCGACCAGGCGCTTGAAGAAGTCGGGCCAGTTGACGTAGTCGGTCAAGAAGGCCTTGCTCACATACTCGACGTAAATGATTTGCTGGCTCGAGTAGATCAACGTGTTGCCGGTACCCTGGTCGAGCTGCTGGACATAATCTCGCAGCGGGGTCCGCATCAGTTCATCGACGTAGACGCCATTGATCCGGTGCCAGTTCGCCGGCAGTGCCATGACAAACTCGTAGCCCCAGGGTGGATCGATCGATGGATCGTGGAACAGCTGGTCCGACTCGAGGCCGAAGTTCCAGCTGGTGTCCTCGAGGACCGCGCCGACCAGGCCGTTGTCCAGTGCGATCGAGATCCGGTTCTTGGCCAGGCTGTCATCGTTGTTGCTGACGATCGGCGCCAGCTGCAGGATCTGCAGGCAGTCGTTGTAGATGGCACGGAGTGTGTCGGTCAGAACGTCCGGAGTAAACCCGCGGACCTCTGGCTGGTTGCCGGCCTCGACCGACTTCGCTACCTCGATGCGCTGCTCCAGTTTTGTCTGGATCATTTCCTCGGCATCGGGATCGTACTTCCAGGCCAGCTCCCTGGCCATGTAGGCCGAGACCACCTTCGCGAACGATGGCGGCATGTCGGCCAGCTGCGGATCCGTGTGGCTGATCATGTAGCGGATGAACGGGAACTCGACGTCCGACAGCAGGTTGGTGCTCTCGCGAAGCAACCTGGTGATGGGTGACTGCTCGAGGTTATCCCGATAGATGGCAGGCGTACCATCGATCAGGGTGAACAGCGCAACGAAGTCTGCCGGCAGTGGCGCCTCGAAGGCATAGCCACTATCGCCGGCAGGTGCAACACCCGTCAGCTGGGTCATCAGCGAGGCGTACCTGGGCTTTACAATCTCCAGGCAGTAATCGACTGCGTCTTCATCGTAAAGAGCGTCGAGATCTCGGCGGGTAGCGGCATCATCGGTGTCCGTTAACAGTCGCCGCTCACCGAGCAGTTGCAGAGAGCCGTTGAATAACGACAGCTTTGTGGCCATGTCCTACCTCATCAGTTTGCGACCTGCATACCTGCCGACTGAATATGGTCGGTAATGTACTTGATCGCTTGTACCTGGGTGTTGAAACCCTCTTTCACGACATCACCGTTATGCATATCGCATACTGCGAACTTCCGCACGGTGCCGAAGTGGCGAACAACATAGTCATCACCGATCACAATTTCCTTCGCGATCTGCGGTGCTGACAATTCAATCCAGTCATAGATCTGCACGTTGATCTCCATCGTTACCGTGCGTCGAATGACTGCCATCGCAACCCAGGATCCATCTTCCGCAGTACAGCGGATCAAGTCGAGATCCTTGAAACGGGTGGCCATGAATGTCCAGGTCTTCTTGTCTTCGACCTGGTCCTGGTTGTAGTGGGATGGGAGGAAACAAGCCCAGTTATTATGCATCTGTTCCTGGGTCTTGACGTCACCTGGTTTGACAGGATTGACGGGGAGCCGTACCTTCTCGGGTGCGGCTGCTTGTACTGCTTTCTTTACTACGGCTTTTGGTGCCGCTTTCTTAGCTGCTGCTTTCTTTTTAGGTGCAGTCATTCTACTGGTCTCCAATATAAAAAGGGCCAGCGATCAACTGGCCAAAAATGACCAGGCCCCTCCGGAGAGAAGGGCCTGATCCCCAGTTACTATCGGGTCTTAGACCAGTGTTACATCGCCGTTAGCAGCGACCACGGTAACCAAGGTAAGGTTACTTGTGAGTCCGCTAACCAGCACCTGGTCACCAACCTTCAAGCCCTTATCAATACCATCATCGATATAACCTGCAGCGATGATTGTGGCCAAGGCAGTGGCTGGTTCGATGTAGTTCCAAACCGAGCCTCCGGTCTCGCCCACGTTGGCTTGAATAAGGTTCAAGTCTTCTGAAGTGTAAGCCATGTTATCAACCCCCTATGTGGTGTTAACAGGGAAGGCAGCTGTATCATCGTGCGTCATCTTGACCACGCCGATGTCCTGCAGCAGCTTGCTACCCATGAAGGTTGTGGCACGCGCCCACGACTTGTCGTTCTTTCGGTCGTAGCCCACTTCGGTGCGGATATTTTCAATATCGCATGCATGGCCAATGGCCGCTTTCGCATGCATGAAGCAATCCGCAGTAGCGGTACCCGTGCCTGGGAGGCCTGCGTCCACAATCCAGTTGACGCCGTACCAGTTGAAGGCACGAGATTTACTTACATTCTCGAAGCCTTTCAGGTTGACGAAGTCGCTTGAAGTGAATTGACGAAAGCCCATCAGTTGGCCACAGAAGGCAGGCGTGATAATAGCGAATGGCTCTTCATCCAGGGCAAAGTTATTCGCGAGAATAGTCCTTGCATCGGAAACCAGTGCTACGGTTGCTGCTGCTGCGCCACCTGTCCAGGTAGTGGAGGCGGTGTTGAGTTCGGTGTAGATGTCATCATCGATCTTTCTGTTGATGACCTTCATCGAGGTCTCTTGCATAATCCGACGACCATCACCCTGGGACGCATAGATGTTGAATCTCGTGCGTTCCGGAACATCGTGCCACTCTTGGAGTAACGCGGTGAACTGGTTCAGATTGTCGGGGCGAGTTGGAATGTCACCATTCACGCCACGAGTGGTTGCAGTCGCACCTCCGGAATCCGCGACGAGGAACGTGGCCTCGTTGCCATTGATTTCGGTCTCTACGGTGGTCGTGCGACGAGCCAGACTCTGGCCCTTCTCAAAACCCATGACGACTTCCTGGCGAAACATTTCTTGGAAGGCTGTATCAGCCATAGAAATCTCCTGTTCAGTTAGTGGTCAGTTAACCGCTTTGTCGGAGGAGGCTCTAATGTCAGGTCTGCCAGGGAGGCCGTGTTGTTCGGGGCTGGCTCGTTGAGGTTGAGGGTCGTTCTCAGCGTCGATCTCGATGATAGATCATGGATCCGGAAATGCGCAAGGGGTGAGCCAAAAGAAAATCCCCGCTACCTGGTTGCTGCCAGGGCGGGGATAGTGCGCGAAATCAGCGAGTCACATGGCCAAGGATCCGCGGGGAGCTGCTCGAGAACATCAGCTCCCTGTTGCTCAATAAAAACGCCCCGCTGTCCATACGACTGGAGCGGGGCTGAAAGGTCGCACACAAGTTCGACCCTGCCCAGCGGATTACTAAAACACCAGGCAGGTCAGCAGTTTACTGCGAACCCTCGAACTGGTCAATCATGGTTTGAGCGTTCATGTACTCCTGCTGGGCCGACTTGTCCTTGTGCCAGGCAACCGAGTCATCACGCATGCGGGTCTTCGCGGCCTCGACCACCTTACGCGCATCGTTCAGCGTAGCCTCGGCGCCACCCTTGATCGGATCCATCGGTGTGATCTGCCGATCGACATTGACCAACCAGGTCATGTACTCGGGGCAGTTCATGATGCCGCGGCCATCGGGCATCTTGGCCTGCTTGATCGCGTCACGGACTGCCTCCGGTAGCAGGTTGAACTGGTTGGTGGCTCGGTTCATATTGATCTGATACTCAGGCCCCCAGTTCTCCTTCGCGATCTTCATGAACTCCTGGGCATCCAGGTTGTCCTGGACATGCATCTGCTCGACCACCTTGTCGGTCTCACCCATGTAGGTACCCATCAGCTCGTTCAAGGCCTCGTTGGAGATGTTGTACTTGTGAGCGACCTCGGCCACTGGCCCCATCATCTCGACATCCATCTCGGACAGCTCACGCTCGGATCCGGTGAAGTCATAATCCTCGTGCTTGAGCGGGATGTCATTGGCCAAGCGGAAGTCGCTCATCTGCTCTTCGGTTGCATCCTCTGGTAGGCCGAGCGATACCTCGCCGGCTCGAATCTTGTCGTGTGCCTGGAACGCTGACTCCATGAATTTGTCCTGGTCGGTGTAACGCTCGAGGCGCTTACCCCAGTCTTCGTTCTCGCCGGCCAGGTTGGTGCGCCAGGTATCGCCGGCACCGGATCCACCGTCACCACCGTCACCATCGCCATCCCCATCACCGTCACCATCTCCACCTTTGCCGCCGTCACCGTCACCATCGCCATCGCCTCCATCACCGCCATCGCCATCGCCGTCACCACCACCACCATCACCGCCATCGTCGCCGGCAGCTGCTCTGTAAACGTGGCCACTGAGCCACCTGTTATTCATGTGTTTCACTGGGTATTCTCCTATTATGGATTGTTGTCTTCAGCATCTTCCTCACCGACATTTCTGCGCCGTTGTCGGAAGATTTCTTTGCCTACGAACACGCGGCCATTGATGAAGCCGGTCTCGTCGGGGGCGCCAAACTGAATGGGTTGGATGTCCATCAAGCAGATCTTCTCGCAGATAACTTTGATCGCGATGGCTTGCTGTTCGGGTTCGGCATTCTCTTCTGGATCCGCTGTCATTTGCAGCGCGACCAACTCATGCCTTTCAAGGACTGGGACCTCGAAGACATTGAATTTCTTCTTCATTTTTTACCTCATATTGGAGTCATATCCCTATGCTTCTTGAAGCCGTTGCCCTGGACGTCATACGGGTTCGACAGGTTGGTAGCCTCGTCGGACTTGTCATCCTGGTCCCGATTGTAGTCGGGCTTCGGCGTGTCGGCGCCACCAGGTACTGGACGTTGTTGTTGTTGCTCTGGCATCAGTACCTCCTGCGCCTGGGCGTGATTGGACGTTTCTTCTTTCGATCTGGCATTACGCTGCCTCCGATGCAGCTTGCTCAGTCGCCTGGGCTTGAGCTGCTTGCTGTTGTTGCTCGGTCATGGCCTTCACATCTTCCAGGCTACGCAGCCATTTTTCTGGTGCTCCGGATCCCTGGATTGCATCGCGTAGGCTGACGCCAAAGTCCACATGGTTGGCCACGGCTGGGTCGCCGGCTGCTGCTGTCTCCAGGAGCTGCGCGACCTGCTGGAACTGCTGGACCTTCTTCTCCTCGTCGGCTTCGGACAATGGTGACTCGAACTTGAATCGGATCGCCTGGCCGAGCAGGGATTTCGGGATGTCCTGGGGTGATCCCAGGAAGCCATGCTTGAGCGCAGTCTCGAAGGCCAGCTCACACATGCGGCCTGAGTACTCGTGCTCGATCGGTGCGAACAGCGGCAGGTTCTCCCTGCGGAATTGCTTCATCCGTTCGCTGACTTCGTAAGCTGTCATCTCCCGACCGATGTCAGGCATGTTGATCTTGTTGACGTAGAACGCGGCCTGCAGGACCTCGACAATTCCCTCGCGCATTTCCATGCCGAGCGGGAAGCCCTTGCTGTCCTGGACCAGT